CCTGGTGCAGAGCCTGTAGTGGAAGTCGCAACAACTCCTGCTCGTCGTGCAGCAGAACTAAATCGATCACCCGAACCCGCAGAGCAACCAGACTTTGATATGGAAGGCCTAATGAGCGACTTTCCAACAGCCACGGCCTTGGAACGCTTTGTGTATGATGAAACAGGTATTGTGTTGAACCTTAAAGGTCGTGCCAATAAACTAAAATATCAAGTGGCAATGGATGTGTTGAATGGTGTGGAAGTTGACGCCAAGTTCCTGGGTTCTGAAAACCCTTATGTGGACAAGGCCGAAATGGTGCCACACGAAGAACTTAAACCAATCCCCACACGTGATGCCACATTACCAGAACACGACCAAATACAAAACACATTCTTCTCACCCTTCATTCCACATCCCGACGCAGAGATGCGAGCACAAGACCACAAGGTTGGTTGTGTGTTCCGCAAGTATCGCAACGGTATGATCAGCTATGAAGTCCTGGGACCTCTGGACACTCGTGCCATTGGTGAAAAGGTCGACAAGTTTGGTCGTGTGCGTCCAGAAATCATCAAGTGGATTGACCCACGCACAGGCGAACAACTGATGGTTCGTGCGGATGGTAGCCTTACGCCAATGGGTCGTAACTTGCGTGCCATTATGCAGAAGTTCCGTGTGAACGAAAGCAATGCTTGGAATGTATGGGTCGACCGTGAGTTTGCAGAAATGGAATCTGCCACCTTGAGCAACCCTTGGGACGCAAGAACTTAATGACCCAACCACGCATACAGGCCAATCCTGACGCAGATCTAGACCAGGCCATACAGCGTAAAGTTGCTGCTGCTTACAGCGAACAGTTTCGTCAACGTTTTCCCAATCAAGTGGAGCATTGTCAACGCTTGATTGCGGAACGCCTACAGTTGGGCCTGCGTAAAGACACAGACCATTCCTTGTCGGCCAGCGAAATCAGAGACCTAACAGCAGCCTTACGCAACGTGGTTGACATAGCAGAACGCTTGGCCGCTGGCCGCTTCATTTAACACAAACACACTCAATCCAGGACAGTGGAATAATATGCTTATTACAAATCGCATTGGCAGACAGTATCATTTGAGAGATGATGATACGTTGATGGAAAAACATTTGGCAAGAGAAAATGGTCCTTACCAAGTAAGAAACTTACGATTCTTACGACGCTTACTGCCCAATGCCCGCACAGTGATTGATGTAGGCGCCAACATTGGAATGAACACCATTGAGTATGCCACGTGGTGCCAGTCTGTTCACAGTTTTGAACCCAGTGCAGAAACTTATCAACGCTTGGTTGCAAACATTGCATTGAATCGCTCATTGAATCCGCAAGGCCGTTATTACCATAAAGGACAGTATCAACACTTGCCGGATTATGCAGATGGTTGGTATCGTACAGACACGGGCTATGCACCATTGACCATTACTGGCAGCATTACCACACACAATGTGGCCTTGGGAGCCCAGCCTGGACGAGCAGAGTTGATATCAGCCAACAGAGGATTAGCAGATTATGTGCGTCCTGTTGCTGAAGTCTTGGACTTGCCCAACACCATAGAGATCAGGACCATAGATCAATATGCATTTGAATCTGTTGACATCATAAAGATTGACACAGAAGGCACAGAATGGCCCATAGTGCAGGGCGCAGATCAAACTATACAGACCTGTCGGCCCATTGTGCAGGTTGAAATGTATGGTTGGGAACGCAGGTTGGGCATACGCAATCAAGATATGTTGGATTACTTTCAGTCTGCTGATTATGAAATGTTTGACTATCGTGGCACACGCTTACCTTGGACAGTGGAAAAAATAAAAGGTGTTATGGATAGATTCTTTGTGCCCAAGGGTCTATTGTAGTGCAGGATCCAAACCTCCTAATGCGTAGGGCAGTGCGATGGGTGTGTGATCAACACGATCTTACACCTGAGGCCTTGACCTTGTTGGACTCTGCAACACAAAGCCACTTCCAAGACCTGGCCATTGCTGTGGCTGATGATATGCAATACAATCAACTGCGATACTTCAGACCATTTGAACATCAGCTGAGATTCTTTGAAACAGGATCACACGCACGTAGAGGCATCTTGGCCGCAAACCGTATTGGCAAAACAGTGTCAACCTGTTATGAAACTGCTATGCACCTTACCGGACTATATCCTGACTGGTGGCAAGGCCATCGCTTTGATTCTGCCATCACAGCAATGGTGGCAGGTGAAGGTTGGAGCCAGGTTGCAATGGTACTACAGAAAGAACTGCTGGGCACACAGGACGTCAAACTCACTGCAGACATTGGCACTGGTGCCATACCGCGTGATACCATACAGACCGACACAATGCGTAATGATGGTGCCAACTGTATGGGTGTCAGTATCCGTCACACGTCAGGGCAAATGAGTTATTTGCTGTTTGCCAACTACACACAAGAAGTGCGTCAAATGCAAGGTTTCAAACTGAACTTGGCAGTGTTTGATGAACAACCACCTGATGACTTCTTCTCAGAAATCGTAACCAGAACTGCCACCACGCAAGGACAAGTGTTGTGCAGCTTTACACCACTCAAAGGCCTCAACGGCTTGGTGAGTAAGTTTTGGAACAGAGAAGATGGTTATGAGTTTGTGCGTGTGGCCTGGACTGATGTGCCTGAATATGATCCTTGGGGTGAAGCATTTCTCCTAATGGAAACACGCCGTCAGTTGGAGCGTGATTATCTACCACACGAACGTGAAGCACGTATTGCTGGTAAGCCTGTAATGGGCAAAGGTGCTGTGTTTCAGATTCGTGATTGGCCCTTGTATAAAACTGCCGACTATGACTTCCGTGAGATGCCCAACATACAGCGTGTGATAGCGTTAGACTTGGGTCTGGTCAATGACCGCACAGTGATCTCCTTAATGTATTGGGATCCGCACGAACGTGAAGCTTGGCTGCATCGACAGATCTGTGTGCAAGGCATTGAAGAAGCTGTGCCCACACAGTATGTGAATCACCTGCTACGTCCAGAAGTGTTTGGCACACCCATTGTGTTGCCCGCAGATGCATCAACTCCGGGTCGCTACACTATGAGTTCGGGCAGCATCAGAGAACTGTTTGAACAGTATGAACTCAATGTGTATGAACGTGCCATAATGAATCCACCTGATCCACAAGGCCGTGTCACAAACCACAAGAGCTATGGCATAAACCAAATGCGTCAAATGCTGGAGTTTGGCACCTTGCACATAAACGAAAACTGTGTGGATTTCCTACGTGAAGCACAAAACTATTTTGTGGACCAACACGGTCGCTTTAGTGATCCTGACGACTGTATTGACTCTGCACGTTACGCCTTGCTGGCCTGTTTGCAAGGCATTGCAGAACCCTGGGACAACAGAACACGCAGACAACGTATGCTGGCACAGCGTGATCGCTATGTGCCCAAGTCGCCACCCAAATCAGATTGGAAGCGAACTTATAACCCCTCTAACTAAAAGGAACAACCGTGAGCAAAGGCAGCAGACAACGACCCAGAGAAATACCCCCTGAAGACTACGATTCAGCCTGGGACAAGATATTTGGACAGAAGAAAAAACCTGTGACACCACCACCTGCTCGGCCGGCCACCCAAATCAGATCAGAAGCGAACATATAATCCATCATCATAATATGACTTATCAACTGTATCAACAAGACTGCTGTGAATGGATGCAACAACAACCTGCTGCCTGCATAGATGTAGTGCTGACATCACCACCTTACGATGCCATTAGATGCTATAATGGTTATAGTTTTGATTTTGAAACTACTGCAAGAGAACTTGTAAGAGTGTTAAAACCCGGTGGAGTCATAGTTTGGAATGTTGCAGACGCCACTGTCAACGGCAGCGAAACTGGAACAAGTATGCGGCAAGCATTGTATTTTATGAGTCTGGGATTAAACTTGCACGACACAATGATTTATTTGAAAAGAAATCCTATGCCTACAAATCGAATCACTCGACGATATCACCAAGCCTGGGAATATATTTTTGTATTCAGCAAAGGAACTCCTAAAACATTCAATCCCATTATGATAAAGACAAAATACAAAGGCACTGCCAGAATGAAATATCGCGGTGTGGATGGCAAAATATCATATCAGTCTACACCGCGAAATGATCAAACAAAAGTTCGCAATGTGTTTGAATACACCATAGGCGGCGGACATACTACAAAAGATAAACAACTGTTTCAGCATCCTGCACTTATGCCTGAACAGTTGGCACAAGATATGTTGTCAACCTGGGCAGATCCGTTGGATATAGTATATGATCCGTTTGCAGGAGCAGGCACAACCTTGTCGGCTGCTAAACAACTGGGTTTAAACAGTATTGGCACTGAAATAGATGCCAACTATTGCAGTCTCATACACAACAGAATGCAGTGATCCACCCAGGGTTGCCGCCCGCTAAATAAACAACTAAGGAATAGCCCCGAATGCTCAACATCAAGAACAAACCTCTCGCCCAACTGGACACAAACAATCCAGCAATGGCTCGCTTCGTAAAGCTGAAAGGTCAGCTTGATACCAAATGTGCCAGTTACCTACGTTATCTAGGCACCAAGAATGCTGTAAACCGTGCGTCTGACTATCACTACTTGTGCCTGGCAGTCACAGACTCCACAGCACCTGTCAACGGTATTGACTACATCCATCCTGTTGTAAAACCCGCTGTGGATTATGTGACAGCAGTGATCAACAAGGGCTTGGCTCCCAACGGTGAAATCAACTTTGACTTCTTGCCCGACACAGATGATGACTTTGATGCAGCACGTCAAGCCACAGAAATGGTATCGCGCATCATCAATCAAGAAAACGACCCGCACTTTATCCTACAGCGTTGGATTATGGATGCTGTGATGCACAAAAACGGTATGTTGATGGTGTTGCCACAGCGCGATCCTATCACACGTTATGTTGAAAGCACCGGCACCTTGGACCAACTGCGAGCATTTGAACAACAAGCAGCAGATTCAGGCCTGAGTGTGAAACGTCAAAGCCGCAGAAAACAGAGTGTGGATATGGCAGCAGTGGTGGCAGAAACACAACAGTTCTTACAGAGCATACCAGAAGAACAGCGTCAAGCAGAAATGGACGCACGTATTGCCAGCTTGGATGCAGGTTTAGGCTTGGACGGCGAAGAACCTGTCAACATTGAACTGGAACAAGGCGAAGATATGCTGCGTGACGCCATCAATCGCAACACCATCTATGTTGCCAAATACAAGTTGACCGGCTACAACCTCAAGATCAAGTTCCGCAACATTGCACAACACTACTGGATCTGTGATCCCACAGCACAAGAAATGCGGGATCAGGCCTTCTGTGGCTACTATGATCCTGTCAGCATACAAGAAGCTGTGCAACTGTATCCACAAATACAAGACAATATGGCAGCATTTAGAGAACACGCTGAATACAACCAGAACGGTGCGTATCAAGCGGGCTCAGTGCTCAACAACTTGGCCATCCACGCAAGAGACTCTGTGCCTGTTATGGGTATTCCTGTTGAATCTGGTGTGGGTGCAGACCCAGACTCACGTATGATCACCATCTTGACTGTGTGGGACCGCTACGACATCGACGGTGACGGCGAGTTGGAGTTGGTAGAGATTGTGTTCTCTGGCAGTTACATTATTTCAGCCCGTGAAGTAGAGTTTATTCCTGTGGCCAATATGTGTCCAAAACCACTTCCTGGCAACTTCTTTGGTATGAGCATTGCAGAATCAGTAGTTCCAATGCAGGAATATATGACAGCAGGGCACCGTGCAGAAATACTCTTGGGCTTGCTGACAGCAACACCAAGATTGGGTGTCAAACCCGACAAGGTCGACTTTGAAATGCTGCAGGATGGTGAAGCGGCCATCTTTATCTTGGACGAAAAGTTCAATCCACAAACAGACGTTTATCCTGTGCCACCACCAGCCGGCAATCTAGGCTTTATGGACAATGCAATGACACGTATGCAACAGGACACACAGGCCATTATTGGTATGACCACACCAGGTGATGTGTTCAATCCTGAAGTTATGCGAGCTGGTAACTCAGCAGCCAAGCTACAGTTGGCCCTAGGCCCCAATCAAATCATACAAGACAACGCTGTGCGTAACTCAGCGGATGGTCTCAAAGAAGCCATTTGGTTGGTATGGCGCACCTTAATACAATATGGTGATGATTACGGTGTCAAAAAGCTGGCACAGTTATATCATCCAGATCGTCAGCCTGTGTTCTTGGACTATCAAGCCTGGGACGATATGAACTTCTGCGAACGCAAGCTGATGCACATTGAGTTGGCAGTAGGTATGCAGAGTGAAGAGAACCAAGTGGCACGTCAGCAGATGATTATGCAGGCACAAACTGAACTTTATACCCGTGTGGCACAAATGACAGCAGCAGGCACACTCACAGAAGCTGTGTATGCCAAGATCAAGCGTCCGTTTACAGATACACTTTATGTGTTGGGCGTAAAAGATGCCGATACATACTTGCCAACCGATGATGAAGTCAAGCAAATGATTGCACAAGGCGAAGCAGCAATGAAATCTCGTGAGCCATCACCAGATGATCAAGCCAAACTGGCCAAGGCCAAGTTGGACAACACTAAAGCAGATGAGATTGCTGCCAACGTGCAAGGCAACACAGCAGAACGTCAGTTGGAATATATGAACGTGGCACAAGGAAAGACCGCAGCAGGTATTAACTAAACCGTAAGAATAGGATAGCAATGTTAAGTCAAGAAGCGATAGATGCCTTTAATGGCCGTATTACAGCGAATATAAATAACATTAAGACAATGACGCCGGCTCAGCAAGATCGTGTGAAAGCACACGGCAGCAGAGCTGAAGCGTTGTTAAAGAACCCAGACTTTGCGATGTTTATACATCAATACAAGTTTGAACTGAATGATGAAGCAGCAGCGATACAGAATCACGCTGCTGAAGACAACAGTCGCAGAGTGGCCATAGCCAATAGACTCAGCGGCATAGATGGATTCGTAGCATCACTGCAAAGGGCAGTGTATCTAAAGAATAGAGTGGTAACTTTGCAGACACCTGCGGAGCCCACTGTTAACCAAGAGGAAGTCTAAATGACTACAGATATCAGCACACCTAACACTGAAGCCAGTGCGGTCCCTGCAGAAAGTGCGGCACCGAGTTTGGATGCAATAATAGCCGCTAAGATGACCGCCCTGAGTGAACAAACTCGGCGTAATCAGCTTAGAGCTACCGAACCAACCGCAACAGGAGCAGATGAAGAGGCAAAAACATCATCCAGCCCTGTGGCACCAGATGGAACGCCAGAAGTTGCAGAACCTGCAGCACAGTATGAGGAAGGCACAGAGGAAGATCAAGCCCTGGAAGCCAGTGAGGAATCACAGGAACCAGTAAGCGAAGTCGCAGCCACTGACACAGCATCGGATGAACTGATTGACTTTATTGAGTTTGCGGAGACTAATCCCAACGCCAAGTTCAAGTTCTTAAAGAACGGTAAGGAAGTCGTTATCGATGCCAAAAAAGCCGCCAGCATATTGGGCCAAGGTGGAGCAATACACGAAGAAGCAAGACAGTTGAAGATACAACGTGCAGAGTTTGATGAGTATTTGCGAGAGCAGAAAACTCGTCAAGATGGTTTGACTCTGGCAATGGAGTTCACTGTGCAACCACAGTTGCAACAGGCTTATGATGAAATCATCAAAGTCCAAGGGTATCAGACCCAGTTTCAGCAGCAGATGGCAACCATTACAGATCCCGGTCAACGGGCACGTATACAGGCCAATATGCAGCAGAACGAAAGATATTTGCAGCAGCAAGGGCAAATAGTCAATCAACTGAAACCCACATTGGAAACTTTCTATGATTTGCGTCGTCAGCAGGTTAGCGAAACACTGGAACGCCAACGCAAAGGCTTTACAGATAAAGAGTTGAAAAACGAATATATCTATAATGAACTGCGTGACAAGTTGTCAAAGACTTGG